GAAGCGGTGAGCGCATGCGCAAGCCTGGCAGCAAAGGCGCACCGACCGCTGAGGCGTTTCGCCAATCAGCCAAGACGGCTAAGCGTGGCATCATCAGCAAGGCCATGAAATGAAGAGCCCAGCCTGGCAACGATCTGAAGGAAAGAACCCCGAAGGGGGCCTCAATGCGAAGGGTCGCGCCAGTGCCAAGGCTGAGGGCATGAATCTCAAGGCTCCGGTGAAGGCAGGCGACAATCCACGTCGCGCGAGCTTCCTGGCCAGAATGGGCAACATGCCTGGCCCAGAGCGCAAAGACGGCGAGCCTACCCGGCTGTTGCTGAGCTTGCAGGCTTGGGGCGCATCAAGCAAAGCTGACGCAAAGGCCAAGGCCAAAGCGATCAGCAACCGCAACGGAATCATTCGCAAAGCGATGAAGGACTGACATGGGACGCAAGACTGGAGCAACACGATTGGCTGAGCTGGCAGGCGCACCGCCTAAGCTCGCGTCGGTCGAGGACCTCGAAGCCGCTGGCCCTACGCCTGCACACCGACACGCCAAGCAAGTCTCAAGCAAAAAGCCTATGGGCATCAACCTCAAGGCGGTGGCCGAGGCCCTGCGCGAGGCAGGCATGGACCCGGCTGTCGAGATGATCAACATCTTGAAGCGCCAGGTTCCAGTGCGTGATGCACACGGCAAACCGCGTATTGACCCTGAAACCAAAAAGCCGATGATGGTCGACGCCATCGATGCGGACACCAAGCTGCGAGTGCTCAACGAGATGTTGCAGTACACGCAGCCCAAGCTCAAGTCTGTCGAGATGAAAGTCTCCGGCAACCTGGAGCTCACCGCCGAACAGCTCGACAATCGATTGGCCATGTTCTTGTCAAAGGCTGCACGCAAATGAAGATCGACGACCTCGACCTCTCGAAACTTGACCTGTCACAGCTCAGTCACGCCGAAAAGCTCGAAGTCTATGAGCTGCTGCGCATTCGCGACATTCGCGCCAAGCGCAACCGCTTGGCAGCCTACGCGCCATACAGCAAGCAGGTCGAGTTCCACACAGCTGGCGCATCGTTCCGTGAGCGTTTGTTCATGGCCGGTAACCAGCTTGGCAAGACGTGGGCAGGCGCATTCGAGACCGCAATGCACCTGACTGGCCGCTACCCTGCCTGGTGGAAGGGCACACGGTTTCCCTATGCGATCCGCGCAATGGTTGGCTCCGAATCAGCTGAGCTGACACGCAAAGGCGTGCAGCGTTTGCTGCTTGGTCCGCCTGAAGTGCGTGACGAATGGGGCACTGGCTCGATCCCACATGAGTGCATCCGCGACACAAGCATGAAGCAAGGCGTGCCGGACGCCGTGTCCAGCATCGTCGTGCGTCATGAGTGTGGCGAAGATTCGGTTATCCAGTTCAACTCATACGACCAGGGCCGCACCAAGTGGCAGGCCGACACGGTTAACTGGGTGTGGTTCGACGAGGAGCCGCCACTAGGTGTTTACTCTGAGGGCCTGACCCGCACGCAGGCTGTCGGCGGCCAGGTGTGCGTGACCTTCACGCCACTGCTCGGTATGTCCGACGTGGTCAAGCGTTACCTGATCGACAAGCCTACCGGCACCAGCGTCACCAACATGACGATCTACGATGCCGAGCACTACACCGAAGAACAGCGCGAAGCCATCATTGCAGCGTACCCAGAGCATGAGCGCGAAGCCCGGGCCAAGGGCATTCCTATTCTGGGCAGTGGCCGCGTATTCCCGGTTGCCGAAGAGGCAGTCAAGGTAAAACCTTTCCCCGTCCCGGCACACTGGCCGCGCATCATGGGCATCGACTTTGGTGTGGACCACCCAACCGCAGCCGCTTGGATGGCGTGGGACCGAGACAGCGACACGATCTACGTCACTGATTGCTATCGCAAGAGTGAGCCTGGCATCGCCGGTCACGCCATGGCCATTCGAGCCAGGGGCGAGTGGGTGCCGATTGCCTGGCCACATGATGGCTTGCAACGCGACAAAGGCGGATCGGGTGAGCAACTGGCCAAGCAGTACCGCGACCAGGGATTGAACCTGCTGAAGGACCGCGCTACATTCGAGGATGGCAGCAACGGCGTGGAGGCCGGACTGTCTGAGATGCTGACACGCATGCAGACCATGCGCTTTCGGGTGTTCGCTCACCTGGAAGACTGGTTCGAGGAGTTCCGTTTGTATCACCGCAAAGACGGCCTGGTCGTCAAGCAGGCTGATGATTTGCTGTCAGCCACTCGCTATGCCATCATGATGCGCCGCTTTGCCAAGACGCAAGAAGAAGCCGAAGTGCGCATGCGTACCAACAAGATTCCCAACATCACGCCGTTTGGCGTGTTCGACCCTGTGACTGGATACTGACATGCCGAAATTTGACCCGGAAGGTTCGGGCTACGATTACGATACCGCCAAACAAGGCGGCCTTGGCCCGACCGGCACTGGCGAAAACCAAGGCCATTGGGGCTCGGTCACCCGTGCCAGCAAACAAGATCGCCAACGACACGGCCTGCCTGCCGAGAGCTACATCGTTCTCAAAGGCAAAGGCCATGAAACGTGGGACAAGGCAGAGGAAGCTGAGCGTGCGCGAGGCGCTGCGATTATCAAGCTGGGCGACCGTTACTTTTCGGTGCCCGAAAAGTGGGCCGCCGAGAAAAGCATGTGGGATGAAGAGGCCGCTAAGCGTTCAACAGAGGATCGGAAATAACCATGCAACAACCGTACAACACAATGCAGCCCCAGCAAAAAGACATGCCGCCTGCCCAGGCCAACATGGCCGCCATCACTCAAACCGCCAAGACTGATGCGCTTATGCAAGGCGGCAAATCGCAGAACGCGCCGGTCTTGCGCGGGGGCCGAGAGGTTATGCAGCGCCCACCCACATTGCAGCCAACCCAAGGCGGCATGGTTGGTGGCCAAGCGACCAAGACTGGCGTTAACCCCGAGAATCGCAACATCAAACAAACCATGGGCACGGGCATCATCGCTGCCCAGATGAACCGCTCAGCCTGATAGGACAAGCACATGAAGCCCCAACAAATAGACATAGAAGTAGAAGTTGCCGATCCAGAGATGGAGCGGGAGCGCACGCAGGAACGCCTGCAAGCGTTTGGCCAATCGATGGCAAACCAGCGCGACGACTGGATTCGTTCCCGCTACAGCTACGGCGTCGACAAGCGTTGGATCGAAGACGAGGATCAGTACAACGCCAAGGACAACATCGCCAAGCAGGCCAGCCAGATGATGACCTCGGTGGAGCAGGGCTACCCAGTCACCACGCAAATGGCCAAGCCCCACCGCTCGACCGTCTACATTGGCTTGACCAGACAGAAAACCAATGCAGCCGAGGCACGCATCTCCGACATTCTGCTGCCCACCGACGACCGCAATTGGGGCATCAAGCCCACACCAAAACCTCAGCTCATGGCCATGAGCCGTGACACACAAATGGCTGGCGACAAAGAGACCGGCCAGCCACTGGTGCACCCAGAGACTGGCCAGCCCTTGGCCATGCGCGACATTGCGCGTGCTGCCATGGAGACCGCCCGCAAGAAGTCAGACGCCATGCAGCTGGAGATCGAAGACCAGCTGGTCGAGTGCGACTACAACGGCGAGTTGCGCAAAGTGATTCACAACGCGGCACGCTTGGGCACCGGCGTGATCAAGGGGCCGATCGTCACCAACCGCACACGCAAAGCCTGGCAGCCATACAAGGACATGGAAGGCAACACGATCCACCAGTTGGACATCGTGACCGAAGTGACACCCGCGTCATTCAGCATCGACCCTCGCAACGTCTGGCCAGACCCGGGCTGTGGCGATTCGATTCACAACGGCAAAGGCATCTACGAGCGCGAGCAGATGACCAGCCGCCAGGTCCGTGACCTGGCCAAGCAGCCGGGGTTCATGAAAGAGCAGATTCGCAAGGTGCTGGAAGAGGGACCAAAGAAGTCGGTCACTTTCCAGGAACTGAAGGACGACGACCAACGCGACATTGCACGCGACGTATATGAGATGTGGAGCTACTGGGGCGAAGTCGATCACGACGACCTGGAAGCCGCAGGCATCAAGCTGGGTGAGAAGGACGAGCTCCGCGCGGTCAGCGCATGCGTCGTGATGATCAACAGCACCATCGTCAAGGCATACCTCAACCCGCTTGAAGGCGGCGAGCTGCCATACGACTTCTACGTCTGGGAGCGTGTGGCCGACAGCGTGTGGGGCTATGGTATTCCCTACCTCATGCGTGCACAGCAGAAGGTCCTCAACGCCGCATGGCGTCAGATGATGGACAACGCCGGTGTATCCAGCGGGCCACAGATCATCGTCAAGGCCGGAGCCATCCAGCCAGCAGACAAGCAGTGGCAGATCAGTGCACGCAAGATATGGTTTGCCACCGACGAGGTGGACGACGTGCGCAAGGCATTCACCGCAGTGGAATTCAACAGCCACCAGGTCGAGCTGTCCGGCATCATCAAGATGGCCATGGAGCTGGCCGACATGGAGACCGGCGTGCCGGTCATCATGCAGGGCGAGAAGGGTGCAGCACCTGACACTGTTGGCGGCATGCAGATGCTGATGAACAGCGCCAACGTGGTGTTGCGCCGTTTGGTCAAGCAGTTCGATGACATGATCACACGCCCGCACATCCGTCGCTACTACGACTACAACATGATGTACAACGAGGACGAAGAGGTCAAGGGCGACTTCAGCATCGACGCCCGTGGCTCATCGGCTCTGCTGATCCGCGACATCCAGAACCAGGCATTCCTGAACCTGCTGGCCGCTGGAGCGAACCCGGTGTATGGCATATACCTGGATACCCAGAAGCTGTTCGAGAAGGCCCTACAGGCCCAGCACATCGACCCCAAAGAGGTGTTTAAGTCTGAAGAAGAACTCGAGAAAATCAAAGAGCAGCAGAAGAACCCACAGCAGGCTGCGCCCGACCCAGCCCTGGCCGTGGCTCAGCTGCGTGGCCAGATCGAAATGGAGAAGGCCAAGGCGCAAAACGCGGGCGACATGGCCGAGTTGCAGGTACGCCAGTCGATTGCCCAGCAAGAAGGCGAATTGCGCATGGCCGAGATGCAGCTCACGCGCGAGATCGAGATGCTGAAGATGGCAAACACACAAAACCTCACACTCGAACAGATCAAGGCCAAGCTGGCCGACACGGCAATGCGCGAGCGCGGCAAGAAAGAGCTGTACGCAGCAGAAGCAAATTTGAAAATGACCACTGGTCAAGGCATCTAAACCTGAAAGGAAATCAACATGGCATCAGTCAACGCAACCGTCAGTCGCGATACAGCACCTGGCGCAGTCATCGTCACCTGGTCACTCGGCAGCGCCGACACCGGCACGCCCTACCAGCTCAGCTCCGCATCGGATATGACATGCCACACGTTTGGCACGTTCGGTGCAGCCACCATCACCTGGCAAGGATCGAGTGATGGCACCAATTGGCACGCCATGACCCAGAAGGGCGGCACGGCCAGCATGGCATACACCACCACTGGCAATCACACCCCCAACGAGATGCCTCCGTTCATTCGACCCATCTCCGCAGGCGGCACAGGCACCGCGATCACCGCGTCTTTGTGCATCTATCCACGTTGGTCCAAGAACCAATTTTGATCACTTGCGCACCACCCCCTGCCTGGCATAGAATCTGGGCAGGGACCTTGCGTCCAAAAATTACATAGCCAGGCAATGACCTGGCTTTTTTGATGGCATGAACGAATACACCTCCGATACCTGGCACAAACTGCGCAAATGGGCTGAAGCAGAGCTCGAACGCGCACGCGTGCGAAACGACGCCGTGGGACTCTCCGAACACGACACGGCCGCGCTTCGGGGTGAGATCAGGATGCTCAAACGATTTCTCGACTTGCCGCAAGCGGCAACTCGGGGTGTAGTGGTTGAGCCGGACTTGTAGTCCCGCACAACCTGTCTGAGTGACCGCCTTCGGGCGGTCTTTTTATTGGAGAGCGAAAAGTGGAACAACAACTATCCGAAGAGGAAACGCAGAAACTCTGGAACGAAGAAGCCGCAAAACTTGAA